ACAGGTCGTGCAGCAAACAACCTGGCCAACGCGAGTACATGACCATGAGGACACTTACCGTAGCGGGCGGCAATCTCTTTCAGATCGCCGCAGTCGAACTCGCGGACGCAACCCAGTGGATTCGAATCGCGCAGCTGAATTCCCTGTCTGATCCCATGTTTTCTGGTGTGACGACACTAATGATACCAGACATTGATCCGACTTGCGGAGGTGGTATTGCCGCCCAATGAGCCTCCGCAGTCCGCGGGTAAATGTGGTCGCCAACGGCAGCCCGGTTCCCGGTATCATCGATGTAGACGTCATCTCGAACAACCACTTCGCTGCAGATCGCTTTAGTGCCACGATCGCGCTAGGCGCCGCAGCATGGTCCAGCGCCTCGTTTTGGTCGTCACAGGCAGATATACAACTAGATATCCAAATCAGTCTGGACGGCATCAGCTTTACCAGCATGGTGCAGGGGGCGGTCGATGTCGTTGCGATCGATTTCGTCGGTGGCACGATGCGCTGGGACGGCCGTGACTTGACGGCGACCCTGATCGAAGCACGCACCCAGGAGACCTTTGCGAACCATACATCCAGTGAAATTGCTATATTACTGGCGCAGCGTCACAACCTTACTCCTTGCGTTACCCAAACGACGGCGCCGGTGGGCCGTTACTATCAGGACGAGCACGATCGCGTCACGCTTGACCAATTTAGCCGTTCGACGACCGAATGGGATCTGCTGGTGTTCTTGGCAAATCAGGAGGGTTTCGATATCTTTGTCCAGGGAACCACGCTGTATTTTCAGGCACCGACGCAACCATCTGCCGCCTCCGGCATCCTCAATCCGACCGATCTGATGGGCCTAAAGTTGGATCGGGCGCTGACGCTCGCGCGAGACATCGAGGTGACAGTCAAGAGTTGGAACTCTAGGCAGCAAGCTGCTTTCACCCAGACCGCGCGGGCGACGCGGCAGCCTGGTTCTCGCCAAGGAGGTCCGCCACAGCGCTACGTTTATGTGCGACCAAATCTGACATCGGCTGACGCGTTGAAATTCGCACAGGCCAAGTTGGCCGAATTGACCCGGCACGAGCGAGTCATCGAGTTTGAAATGGCCGGTGAACTCCAGATGACCCCCCGCAGTGTCGTCACGCTTGATGATACCGGCACGGAGTTCGACCAAAGCTATTGCGTCGATACCATTGAGCGCCATTTGCGGTTGCGCGACGGCTTCACCCAGCGGGTCCGAGCACGAAACATGTCGCCGAGCGCGGCAACGACACCCCCGTCGGACATCGTCGCCAGCATCAGCGGTTAGATGATGGAGCGCTTCCTCAACAGCATTAAGGCGCGTGCCGGGGCAATGGATCTCGGCCAGGCACAGCCACGGTTTGGCGTCGTCACATCAGTAAATCCAACAGCTGCGACGGTGCGTGTCACGCTTCAGCCGGAGGGCGTCTTGAGCGGCTGGCTGCCGGTGCTTTCGCCTTGGATCGGCGCCGGTTGGGGAATGATGTGCCCGCCAGCGCCAGGTGATCAGGTGTTGGTCTTGGCCCAGGAGGGTGAAGCAGAGCACGGTGTGGTCGTCGGCCGCGCGTTCTCTGATACCCAGCGGCCTCCGACCGCTCCGGTCGGCGAATTCTGGTTGGTCCACACCAGCGGAAGCTTCATCAAGCTACAGAACGACGGCACGGTGCAGATCAAAGGTGACCTCCATGTGACCGGCGACGTCTATGACCAGCACGGTCCAATGTCGGGCCTGCGTGGCCACTATGATGCCCATAAGCACACCGACTCGCGCAACGGCGCGACGTCGGTGCCTGACCAACAGGACTAAGCCGATATGGCCGACGTCTGGCACCAGTGGGGCTCGGATCTAACAATAGGACCGACCGGAGACCTCGCGATTGTGACTGGGACCCAGCTTGGGCAACAGCGCATTTTGCGGCGGCTTCTTACCTATCCGGGAGAATATATTTGGCAGCTCGATTATGGCGCGGGTTTGGCTCAATTCGTTGGCCAGCCAGCCAATTCTCTGCAGATTCAGGCGGTCGTTCGCAGCCAAATATTTATGGAGTCCGCTGTATCCCGTAACCCGGAACCGGTGATCGATGTTCAGGTTTCTCCGGCCGGCAACGTGGGTGTTGTTTATGTCCACATCCGCTACGTCGACGCGACTAGCGGGCGGACTGAAATTCTTTCATTCTCGATTGGTTCTTAAACCATGCAGTTGTCCTTACAGAACTTTTCGACCCTAGTACAGAATATGGCGGCCGCAGTTCAATCTGCGGCGTCACAGCTTCTCGACCTGTCGGTAGGCTCAACTCTTCGGGCCCTTCTTGAAGCCAATGCATCAATCGGGCTTTGGATGCAGTGGCTTATCCTTCAGGTCCTCCAGGCGACACGCGCCGCTACCAGCAGTGGGCCTGACCTCGATAGCTGGATGGCCGATATGACGCTGACGCGTCTGCCAGCAGTCACGGCCACTGGCGGGATAAGTTTGGCGCGGTTTACCGCCCTCCAGTCCGCGTTGGTCCCGGTCGGTGCCATGGTACGCACTGCCGACGGCAGCCAGACCTTTGCCGTAACACTCGATCCCAGCAACGTCGCCTGGGATGCCGCACAGAACGGCTATGTGGTTGCCGCAGGCATAGCGTCCATCCTGGTCCCTGTCGCCGCGATGGTTGCTGGCAGCGCGGGAAACGTGCAGGCGGGTTCGATTAGGCTGCTGGCGAGCGCGATCCCTGGAATCGACACCGTAACCAATGCCGCGGCCTTCCAGAATGGCATGGACGCCGAGTCGGATGCGGCGTTTCGCGCACGCTTTCAGAGCTTCTTTGGTAGCCGCTCCCGCGCGACTTCGCTCTCGGTCGGATATGCGATCATCAGTGTGCAGCAGGGACTTAACTATACGATCCAGGAGAATGTCGACGCGTCCGGTAGCACCTGCCACGGCAGCTTTATCGTTACCGTCGACGACGGTTCGGGTAGTCCCTCAACTACGTTACTCACGACAGTCAATGCGGCGGTCGATGCGGTCCGTCCAGTAGGCTCCGTCTTCGCCGTGCTGCCACCCACCGTAATCACGGCAGACATTAGCCTGACCATCGTGGTTTCTGTTGGAACAGCCAAAATGGGCGTTATCGGGCCTGTCGCTAACGCTATAGCAAATTACATCAACGCTCTGCCAATCGGTGCGACGCTGCCACTGACCCGACTTGCGCAACTAGCCTATGCGGCGTCAACGGCCGTGACCAATGTTACCCAAGTCACGATTAACGGTGCCGCGCTTGACCTTACGGCGCCACTCGCGTCGGTGATCAAAGCCGGTGTTGTGTCAGTGAATTGAGATGATTGGCGATCAATCGGACATGCTGGGACGATTGAAGGCCGTCCTGCCAACGCGCTGGTTTGCCGACGATACCCCTGTCTTGGATAGCATACTCAGTGGTGTCTCCGCGGGTTGGGCATGGGTCTACCAGTTGCTCCAGTACGTCAGGATACAGACACGGATTGCGTCGGCGACCGGTGTCTGGCTCGACACGATTTCGCTGGATCTCTTCGGCAACCGCGTGATCCGCCGCTCCGGCCAGGGTGATGGCCCGTTCCGAGTCCGAATACAGCAAGAAATATTCCGCGAGCACGGCACTCGGGCCGCGATTACTTCGATTCTCGAAGACTTGACCGCACGCACACCCGCGATATTCGAACCTGCGCGCGTGACCGATACAGGAGGGTATGGGTCCGTGGGCGGAGATGGGACTGGTTTCGCCTATGGATTGGCCGGTGCATGGGGTAATCTCGAATTGCCATTCCAGTGCTGCGTTACGGCGTACCGAGGTGTCGCGGGTGCGATCGCAGATGTCAACGGGTATGGCGATAATTGCGGTGGCTATGGTGTTGGGGCGTCCGAATACGCATCACTGACCATGATCCAGGGGCCGGTCACGGACGCCGATATCTGCGCCGCGGTCGCGCGCGTGATGCCAGTGGCGGCCATCGCCTGGCTTGCCATTGCTGATGGACCAGTGGCTCTGGCGCAACCCGGGATGGTCGTCGGACTATCCACCTCTTGGCCGACGTTGAACAGCGTTGGCTTGACCTGGGACGCGCCATCCCATGGCGGGGCGGTCGCAGCGTACACGGTGCTGCGCCGGACAGCAGGAGCCACGCAGTGGACCATTGCCGCAAGCGGGGTGATTCCGGCTAGCGTCGCGGTGTCAGGTCTAATGCCCGGTACCGCCTACGAATTCGATGTCGTGGCAACGAATGCGGCCGGCCCTGGGCCAACCTCACGATACGTAAGCGCGAAAACGTTCTCTACGGCAATCGGCTGGGGCTTTATGCCGCCAGCTGGCACCTATCTACATAGCTCCGGCGGCATACCGGTCAACGTCACGACAGCCCCGAATCCGCCCGGGATCAATTTCGGATGGTCGCTTTCGAATCTCACGCTGCCTACGGCGGTCACTGCCGGCGGGCTATTCAATGGCAACTATTGGGGTGACTACCTTAATGCTCCCGCAGTAGCGGGAACATACTATCTTTGGGTGCTCGCCTCGGATGGTAGTGGACAACTCATCTCCGGCCCGATTGTGATTAATTGATTCAGCCTGCGCCAAGGACCATCAATGGACAGAAATCTGATCTATCCCGGTAGTATCCCGCTCGATACCGACCTGCTAAGCATAAACCGTTACACCATGATTGCGATTGGTGTCCTGGCCCAAGCCGTGTTGGGATCAAATTCTGTCGTGGACGGCTTGGTCTGCTCACCGACCGCACCGGCTTCGCTCACGATTACGGTGGGGCCCGGAAGCATCACGCAGCTTTTGGTTGTGGATGCTCTCGCTTATGGATCCCTGTCTGCTGATACCGCCGATCCTCTCCTGAAGATAGGGATAAATCTTGCGCCTATCACCTTCTCATTAACTTCCCCGACAACGTCGGGCCAATCTGTAAGCTATCTTATCCAAGCTAGTTTTCTGGAAAGCGATGTCACGCCAGTTGTCCTGCCATACTACAACTCCGCAAATCCGGCTCAACCGTATAGTGGTCCATCAAACAGCGGTGTGGCACAGAACACTCAACGGATCCAACGTGTGCAGTTGCAACTCAAGGCCGGAGCGCCTGCCAACACAGGAAGTCAAGCTACGCCACCGGTGGATAATGGGTGGGTCGGCCTTTATGTCATTACTGTTGGCTACGGTCAGAGCGCGGTAAATGCCAGTGGCATAGCTACTTTGCCTACGGCACCGTTTGTAGGATGGAAACTTCCACAACTACGCCCGGGCTTCGGCTCCGGGATCCAAAGTTATACCGCGTCGGCCAACTTCACAGTTCCAGCGGGCGTTGCTCAGGTTGAGGTTGAACTGTGGGGTGGTGGCGCCGGTTCCTATGCATCGACCGGCGCAGCTCCAAGCGGCGGCGGCTCGGGGGGCGGATACGCTCGCAAACGTGTTGTCGGATTGGTTCCTGGGCAGGCTATCCCGGTAACTATCGGAACCGCCGGATCTGGGGGGGCCATTGGCGGCGCTGGCCCGACACCAGGTGGCTCGTCGAGTTTTGGTACCTATGCAAGCGCAACCGGCGGCAGTCTCAATTACCTCGCCGGGGTAAGTAACCCGCAGAACGGCGCTACGCCCGGCGGTATCGGTGTAGGCGGGGATATCAACATTGCCGGCTCCGCCGGTCAGGCTGCCACGTCTAATCAGGGTGGATTGGGCGGCGGCGCGCCAATGGGTGGCATGCAGAACAGCGGCACATTCGGTGTCGCCGGAATCTTTCCAGGTGGCGGCGCTTCAGGTGCCGGCACCGGCGCAAATAGCGCAACTCCTTACAATGGGGCCGCTGGAGCCGGCGGTCTCGTGGTGGTACGGTGGTAGTAATGAAAACCAGAATCTTTGCGCGCATTCAGGATGGCATTGTGGCCGAGACACTCGCCACATCGAAAGACATTGTCACCATGTTTCACCCCGCTCTGGTGTGGGTGGATGCCTCCACGGTTGCGGGCATTGCGCCCGGATGGAGCTATGGAAGCGGTACCTTCCTGCCTCCCGCAGAGCCGCCCGCGGCTACCGTGTCCACGATCAGCGAATTGCAAGCGTAATTGGCGGTTCTTAGCCAGCGTCTTACCGCCCTGTTGGCAACTGCCTGATCCGATATTCAGGTCAACCGCAGCGCACCTCGACATGGCGACCGTAGCGTCGATTCTTATCATTTGGAGTTTCACATGACCAGGCCGGCTACGCACATTTGGAAGCCGAGTTGTGCACGCTCGGTGGTCCTTGATGCCTTCATTCCGATACCGCGTGGATCCACGGCAGTGGCTCCTCCACCGTTGAACTGGCCCACCAAGGATCCGGCTGATGTTCTTGACTACCAATTCAATATGTCACCGGCTGTGGTTGGGAACGACGGTGACTCGATCTCGACGCTGGATGTCACGATCTTTCCGAACAACCCAGGTGATCTGACGTTACAGGGCGCGTCCGCAGACGGCAACGCCGCGGTGCTGTGGCTGTCGGCCGGCCAAGCTGGCGTGGTTTATACCGTCACTGTCCTAATCACTACTGTGAATGGACGGACGCTGCAGCGAAGTATATTGCTGCCGGTCCTCTATCTGTCCGTTCCACCGGTGCCCGCCGACGCGCTGGAGACCGGCACAGGTCTGGTACTGGTCGACCAAAACGGCAATCCGATAGTAACCGCCTGAGCTTCCCAAGCGGTCATCGTGGCGTGACACAGACCGGCGATCACGGTGCCGGCCGCATACAGTCAAGCGGCCAACATCTCGCATACGTTGGAGCCCTGACCAAACAATGCCGACAATTGATCAATTGCCGCCCGCGACCGCGGCGTCCGATACTGACGAGATCCTGGTCAGCCAGGCGGGCATTACGCGAAAGGTGACCCGCGCGCAGATACTGGTGGGAGTCCAGCCACAGATATCGGTTGCCAGTGGGACGTTGCTCGGGAACCCAACGTCCGCCACGTGCGGTCCGGCCCAGATCAGTGTTGGTACAAATCTCTCGCTCTCCAATGGAACGCTGTCCGCCAGTTCATCTCCATATATCATATCGCAGCTTCCCGGCGGGACCGTGCCGGCCGGAGGAGACCTGGTGCCACTCGGCCAGGCCGGGTCTAACACCACGGTCACATACAGCCAATTCGCCAGCGGCCTATCGGGTATTGCCAACATCAACGCATCTCAAATGCTGATTGTGCCGACCGGGACCACCAGCAGTCAGAAACTCTCGGACTTCGCAGCGTCCAGCTTGACGAGAGCTGGCGGAACGTTGACTGGTACACTCACCTTGGCGTCGGACCCCGGCGGTCCACTTCAGGCTGGTACGAAGCAATATATCGACACGCGGGTCCTCCGCGCCGGCGATGCCATGACGGGACCGCTGACCCTGGCATCGGATCCAACAGCGTCGGTGCAAGCTGCAACCAAGAACTATGTCGACAACCAAGTCGCTCTTTCGCTTCCCAGGTCGGGCGGCTCAATTACCGGTAGCCTCACTCTGGCTGCTAACCCAAGCACGAGCTTGCAGGCGGCTACAAAGCAGTATGTTGACGGGCAGGTTGCGTCCGCGTTGCCGTTGGCTGGTGGGGTATTAGCCGGTCCTGTCACCCTACCGGGCAATCCAACCACAGGGCTGCAAGCCGCCACCAAGCAGTATGTCGATGGTCTGGTTTCGGCAAACTTGCCTTTGGCTGGGGGCACGTTGACCGGTGGGCTGACGTTGGCGGCTAATCCGACAGGCCCAATGCAGGCGGCGACCAAGCAGTACATCGATGGTCAGGTGGCCAGTGCGTTACCATTGGGTGGCGGCACGCTGACGGGTGGGTTGACCCTCGCGGCTAATCCGACGGCCCCAATGCAGGCGGCAACCAAGCAGTATATCGATGGACAGGTGGCTGGCGCGTTGCCATTGGGTGGTGGCACGCTGCTTGGCGGATTGACATTGCCGGCTAATCCCGCCGCCGCTATGCAAGCCTCGACCAAACAATATGTCGATGCGCAAGTTGCCACCGCGCTGCCGCTCGCCGGCGGCACATTGAACGGTGCTTTGACCGTTCCGCTGCTGACCGCCACAGGCGACATCGCCGTCAAGGGCAACCTGACGTCTAGCACGTATAATGTTAGTCAAGTCGGCGGCCAAACGACGGTGTCGCCAACGCAGATTAATCTGCAACGTGCTGGATCGTCGCCCACCGATCCTCCTCTAGTGGCCGCCACCCTGACGGTGAACCATACCGGTGGCGGCTCAGCATCTTACTCGAATACCATCCTGACCACGACAGTCAATGATGCCGTAAGCACGACAGGTCAGTTTATCGACGGCACATTGAGTGATGTGTATTCGTTTATTTCAAGTCTGAATGTCAATTCAGTCGTTGGCAGCAATGCCTCTCCAACGTCGTCTCAGCACGTAGCAATTACCGCCGTCGCCACCAAAAATGTCCCTGCAGGTGGCTACCCCAGCGGGCGTGTCGGCGCACAGATGTGGGGGCTGTGGATCCCGGTGACGGATGCCACCAATCTCCCGTCCAGCACCAGTGGTGCAGTATCGGGCGTCGAGATGGATCTGTTGGCCAACAACCTGGATACTGTCAATAGACGGCTGGGCTATCAATATGCCTTGGCCGAGCAGAAGCCTCTCGCAGCGGGTGGGTATCCCGCGGAATGGGGCTACGGCATCTATTTCACCACCAGCATATCGGGCTATTACAAGTTCCAAATCTCCGCAGGGGGGAATTATTCGATCGCTGTACTGGATACTCGTAACGCGTTTCCGGGGCGGTCCAAGATCACGCTGGCACTGACCAGTCCTGGCAAGACGATATCGGTCGACCCTGTGTTGCCGTTTTCATCCGCGGGCGTATACGGCCTTCCTGTCTCAACGACGAACTGGGCGCAAATCAAGGTTGGGTCCAACACTTACACACAGGTCGGCTACACATTAGACGGGGCGGGAAAGACCTCAGGAACCATCACGTTCACGACAAATGTTAGTGTGGCGGACGGCGCATTGGGAAGTGCCGTGATCGGCGCATCCCGTACGATCTGGATGGCGACCGGACAGCAGGTCTGCTTCGATTACAACGGCAATATCAACCTGTTCTTCGATACCACGGTCAGCGCCACTCATTTGACCTCGGCGCTGCTGGTTGACGGGCAACTCATTGCCAAGGGGGGCGCTGCGGTCAGTGGTGGGCCGCTTAACCTTCCGACCTACACGGTTGCGCAACTGCCCGCCGCTTCCGTTGGCGCGCTGGCATATGCCACCAACGGGCGTAAACCCAACGACGCATCGGGGTTCGGCACCGGCGTTTTGGTTTGCGGCAATGGCGCCAATCAGTGGGTCTCCACGATAAGCGGTGCGCCGGTGGCAGCATAATCGCCAGAAATTATGTCCGTATAAACCAAATCTGTCGACGTACGAGGGCCAACCATGCCGACAATCTCTCAGCTGCCGCTAGCTAATCAGGTAACGGCTGCGGACGAGGTTCCGCTCAGTCAGGGGGGCGCGACAAATTCAGTTAGCGTCGGCGCCCTCCTGGCAGGTACGCAGCCCGCGATCATTATCCCCACTGATACCCTGCTAGGCCGTACCAGTCTCGGTCCGGGCGGCCCGGAGGCAGTCAACATCGGTAGCGGGCTGGCACTCAATGCCGCGAGCCTGGCCGCCACTGGCGCTGATCATGGATCCTTTGCACTCCAACCCGTGCT